TGTGGGAATAACTTTTTAAGTGCACCAATATTGCCGCCGTATGCTTTAGCAAGAAGTCTAGAAGCAGTTTCTAAATCTATATGTTTTGAAGCTGCAATATCCATTGAAGTGCCAAGTAAAGCTTGAGCTTTTCCTACGTCACCTGTTACTGCGGCTAGTCCAGCAAGTGCAGGACGAAGTTGATCATCAGCAATTCCAAACTCTGCTTGCATTGCGCTAATATATTTTTCTGTAGCTGCAATTGTTGCATCAGTTGCGCCTACAGTATTTCGAAGCGAGTTAGCAAGAAGTACTTGAGACTTCTGATCCTCCATTGCAGCTTTGACGGCATCGTAACCGATCTTTGCAGCAAAAGCTCCTGCTGCAATTGCAGCTAAGCCAAACTTCTTTGCAGTTCTATTAGCAAAATCGCCAAACTTTTTTTCCATCTTGCCAATATCTTTGACTGCGGCTTTTGTGCCTTTATCAGAATATTGTGTAAGAATCCGGGCGACTACTGCACCAACTGCCATTTTAGTCTACCTTTCCCGCTGAATCAAGATGATTTTGTAATTCACGTTTTGCGTCTTCTAAAGCTTTTTCTACTACCTTTTCAATTCTTGGTCGTTCTTTATCTACGACTTTCCATACAAGACGAGAAGCTTTGCCAAACCAATTAAGTCTTTCAATAAATGATCCACTGCTTTTATTGCGTCCAGAAAGTTCAAATACTTTACCAGCATCAGAAGTATTTAATAAAGCACCCGCGCTAGTTGTGTAATCTTTACGAGTACGTCTTTGCGATTTAGAAACAGTGATTCCTGCTTTGATCGTTGTAGGATCCCAAGCAGGCCAACCGGCACCGCCCCAAGTTCGTCCGCTTACTGCTGCTGTTGGTCTCCAATTACGCATTGGAGTATTTGTAGTTCTGCTTTGTATGCTATCGACTAAACGATGAGCAGCGCCTTCAGCACTGTTTAATTCAGTATTAACTATTTTATTGAACTTAGTAACAGCTTTCTTATCAAACTCTTTAAGAGCTTTAAGAGTTGGTTCTATGCCAGTTAAAATTATCCTGGTGTCGTCTTCCATTTATTTACCTTTTGCTCGCTCTTTAAGATAAATAGTAATTGCCTCAAGTATTCCTTCAGGCGCATCTATTAAATCTATGGGTGAAATACCGGTTTCTACCGAGATAGCCGCTACGTTGTAGGTTAGGCTGTCTCGGTAGATCCGAAAGAATCATCAGAGTCCAACTCAGCAGATGCAATTGTATCTAAGAATTCTGGACCAAATGGTTTTACAATAACGCCATTAGATTGCATGCACTTCCATGCTAACCAATAAACGTGTTCAATCTTTTGTTCTTCACCAAGCAGTTTAGGCATTCCTTTGCCATATTGCTGCTCAAATGCAACAATGACACGAGGAGTTAATTTATAACTAATTTCATTGCCATCAACTGTTTTTACTTTGATTCCAAGACCGTCCATGATTTCCCCCTATTAGATTATGCTGTTGTTTTTGTGATTACTCCGCTGATCGGCCATGTGACCGATGCGGTTGCTAGTTCTCCGACTGCTCCATTAAGTGGAGTCCATTCAGAAACCAAAGCGCTAAAACTGTATGCTGGATTTGCAGTAGTTACTGCTCCTGCAACTGGTTTAACAGTTATTGATACTGCTGTACCTAGAGTTGGGTAGATAACTGATTCTAATGCACTTGCAGCAAAGTCTTGATTAAACTCTAATGCTACACTGTTATCAGCAAGACCAGCAACTCGCGTGCGTGCAGTGTTACCAAAAGCTGTAGTTTCAACAACATCGTAAGTTGATCCTAAAGTCACTGAAGTAACATAACTAGAAATATCTGTTGCACCAAAAGTTACTACTACGTTAGTTAAAACTATACGGGCCATTTATGCTACCGCCTTTGAGATTGCACCATCAATTGTCCAAGTAACTGATGCAGTGGCAAGTTCACCAACAGCGCCATTTAAAGGAGTCCATTCTGAAACCAAAGCATTAAATGAATATGCTGGGTTTGTTGCAGAAGTTGTTGCGCCATTTGGCTTAACTACTACTGCTGTTGGAGCAGCTCCTACAAGAGGATAGATCGTTGCTTCTACACTTGATGCAGCATAGTCTTGATGGAATTCAAGTGCTACAGAGTTGTCAAACAAACCACTTATTCTTGTCCGTGCTGTTGAACCAAATGCTGTTGTTTCAACAACATCTGTGTTTGTTGTTAGCGTAACGCTAGCAATATGATCTGAAAGATTTACGCCATTGATTGTGATGTACGCGTTTGTAAGGACTATCCGGGCCATTATTCGGCTCCTTCTGCTTGTGTTTTAACGGGGCTATTGCTTGATAGGTGCCCACCGCTGACAAGCGCAGCGATATTGAGTCCAGCTTCTAGCAATTCTTTTTCAGCGACCTGATCGCCTTTTTTCTTTGCAGACATTACAAAAATATCTGACGTAATTGTATATTGCATTATACTCCATCTCCATATATTGTTACTTGGTATCGGTATGATAGGTATTCAACATCAGCAGTTTGGTATACTCCTGATTGAGCCGCAGTAACTCTAAGTGTATCAACAACTCCACCAAGAGTACGATCTGATTCAATTGCTGCTTTTATTGAATAATCACCTGAACCAGAAAGATATTGATCAAGTTTATCTTGACCTGTTCGCTCTGAGAATCTCTGGACAATAACCATTACGTCTACACTTGCAGAGTCTAAACCTCTAGCGTTGTTGAGATCAAATACAAGATCTAGTTGACCAATGATTGCACATGGTGGAACTATTACATCAGGTACTAGATCATAAACTCTAAGACTTTCGATTGACTGAAGATTGGCTTTTAATCCATCTCGGACTTTGCTTGGTTGCATTAGTATGCAACTCCATTTAACTTCTTGAGTGGACGGATCAATGCTTCGACATCTGGATCTAATCTAGAAGTTAGTCTAACGGTTCCCATATCAACAGAACCGGCAACTCCAAATGGTGATTGCTTGCGGATAAACAATCTAGATGCTTGCAAACGTGCAGCCAAATTGATCTCTGAAGGTACTGCAGACCATCCCCATACTCCTGTTACTTTTACAGTTTGAGGATATAAACGAGGAAAAAGATATCGATCAACGGCTAAAATTCGTGTATATGGCCAACCTCTACGTGGGTTGTTTATTGGTTCTACCATGTAATCTGTAGAAGCCCAAGTTGTTGTATAACTACGGTCAAAGTTTTGATCTGTTGCAATTGCACTAATTGAAATAAAGTCATCAAGGTTACAGATCCACCAGTCATTTGGCGTGTAATAACGAATTACAGGTGCAGCACTTGTGCCGTCTTTGTAAAAAAATCTACCGGTGTAGTCATCAATCATTCTACATGCAGCAGCAATTGCGGCTTCAATAGCTAGATCATCATTGATGTCATCGATTGCAAGAGCATTCTTGACATCCGATAGGGTGCAGTAGGCGTTTGTTAGTGCCATGCGTTATCCTTTTCTCTGATTTAGGCTGCATTGCCCTTTCTAAATCGGGCAAAGCCGTTGCTGTTTGCTTCTTCTTAAATAATTTTAGTTTCATAATCACCCCGTTTTAAGGTGTGAGACCGGCAAGTCGGGGGAATCTTACCGGTCTCACACTATTGTTCTAAGCTTAGCTTAGAAAGTTGGCGCGACCAAACCTGTGCCTGAGATAATTGAGGCAGCTGCTGGGTAACGTCCTGCTGAGAATGCTGCATAACCGTAGACAACAGACTTAATTGTCAAGCTACCAGCTGTAGTTGCATCAAAGTTTAATGCAAATGGTGATCCTGCTTGCTCCCAAAGGTGCATTTCAGGTGCAGCAACGCAATAGATCTTGTCCTGGTTAGTACCAGCACCTGCGTTTGTAACAACGTTTGCATCAGTAACAATTGGAAGACCCATCAATGAGTAACCTGAGTTACCGTATGATACTGCTCCTGCGCCAGATGCGATTGCGTTCATTGGACCGCCAGCTGTTGGAACAACAAGTGGACGGTTAGATGAATCAACTGCAGCTAGCAAGTAAGCTAGGCGGCGTGGGTGCATGATCCAATGTGTTGGTTGCTGAAATGCAGTTGTCTGAATCTGTTGTACAGCATCAGCAAGCTTTGGGTAAAGAAGCTGAACTGTTGGAGATCCAGATGTGTAAGTGATTGCATTTCCACCAGAAGCATCAAGACCAAGAACTGTTCCTGATGTACCAGCACCATTTAGGCATTGGTTATCTAGTGTTGTGTGCCATGAACGGATCAAGTCAGCAAGAATGAATGAATCAATTCCTGTGCCGCGCTCGATTGCCTGGCGAGATATGTCCTGTTGTCCTGCAACCGTACGCACATTGATAGTCAATAGTGTGTCATCGGCATCAGTATTTGATACTGCTGCGTTTTCTGTTGCTTGGATTGCAGTTGTTGTGCCTGTTGTCATGCGGCTGATGTTCAGTGTCATTCCGCTTGCAGGTAGCGCATGCTTGTTTGTAGCAGCATCCAAGAATGGACGGCCAGCACGTGCGTATGGTGCAGCTAGATCTGTTAAGTACTGTGGTACTACAAGACCATCAAAGTTACCAGTGGCAACTGCGCGGTTTTCGACTTTCTCTTCACGCATGTGACGAGCTAGACGCTCAGATGCAGCAAAGTCATTCTTAAATTGTGCGTTGTACGCATCCTTTACGAATGAAGCTTCTGCTTCTGGTGTGTATGTACGTGCTTCAGAGATGACGCGTGCGCCACCTACTGGAGTTGCAACTGGTGCAACTGCTGAACGGATCTCTGCAGCCTTAGCGTCTGCATCAGCTTGTGTCTTTAGCTTTTCGATTTTTAAATCGAGTGAACGTGACTCTTCTACAAGAGCGTCAACCTTCTCGGTCTCCTCTGCAGTAAGGTCGGTACGTTCTTCAGCGGCAACCGCTTCAAGAACTGTATCCATTTCTACCTTAACTGCATCACGGCGCTCGATTACTTTGTCAAGGTATGACATTGTATTCTGCTCCTTATGAGTTTGGTCGAGGTGGTGGCGATAAGCATCACGGCGCTTTCGGGGTGTGAGTCTCGCTCCGACTTCGGTATCTGTTAACTATCTGCTAACAGAATATTATTTTGTGTTGTTTATAATTGCCTGTGCTAAACGCAATGAGATCTTACGGCCAGCTTCTTCAGGACTTGGTTCTGGTAATGAATCAATTGCAGTTAAAGTAGATGCTTTATGTCCTACTCGTGTGTCACTAGGTTCATATCCATCTCTTACTTTATCGTAGACTTGGATCAGAACCGCAGGATTATCTTCTTCGGCTGTAATTGAGAAGTCGGTGCCAGGTACATTAAGATCACCTTCACGTACAACTCTTACAATTTTACCTCTTGCTGTTCCGCCAGATGAACCCCATGAAACAAAACTTCCAACTGTATCAACCGCACGGACAGACAATTTTTCTTCTTCATTGTGCATGTAAGTTGCATCTTCTACAACATCTTCCATATCTACTTCCGTATTTCCTAAAAGCTGCGCCATTAGTTCAACTGACTTCATTACATAGTCATGACCTTCACTTAGATCTTCAAAAATGCTTTTTAAGACTAACAAAGAATCTCCGGATACTTCTCTTCCTTCTTTAACGGCTATAATAGCATTTTTTAGATGCTCACGAGCTTCAACTGAAGTAGCTGGATAAGCTGGATAAGTAACTACTGAAACATCTCCATCAGCTAATGATACTTCTGTTAGCGTGCGCATTGTGCGATCTTCATTCCACTTTTGTCTAATTACACGGAAAGCAAAACTCATTTGATCTACATCGCCTCTAGCAATTAAAGCATGCAAGTCTCTTGCTTCTTGAGTATCTGCTAATTCAGCATCAAATCTTAATCCAATATCATCTTCGGTTAGCGTCATTGTGCCATTTTTAGTACGAGCTAATGGAAGTCCTTCATGATTAACTAGTAATCGGACATCAGGTATTTCAGTTAATGTTTTTCTAAATGCACCTTGAGCTATTGTTTCAATAAATGGTAGAGGAACGCTAGGACTATCAAACTTTGCTGCATATCCTGACAAGCGTAGCTTTCCATCGTCATCTGCCCGAGTTTCAACATCTTGCACAGTATATGTGCGTCGTTCGATTTTTTTCATTTTGCTCCTTGAGTCGGCTTCAGCATCTAGTGCATCAATCTTGCTCTGCGCCCAGTCTTGCGCTCTATTACTGAAGTTGGAATCTCCGCCCCATAACAACCAAGCAACTAAACCTGCGCCTGGGTATTGAGGATCGGATGAATTACTATTTTTAGGGGCTTGTCCATCAACCTTGTGACGAGCAAACCACGGTGCCATTTTGCGAACTTTGTTGTCAGATATATTTCCTGCAGCCATCTCGCGTGCTTCACGCTTTGTGCCGTCAGTTAATCCATCTCCCCCAAACCCTTCATCAAGATATTTCAAACCTTTTGCTGCATTGGCTTGCATATATTCAGGTGCAGAAAACGGCATTACTGAACCTCATAAACAGATCCAGGATCACCTGGGTCAATCGTTGAAATCTGTTGCAACTGACCCGAAGGAACTCCCGTGTGATTCATATCAGGCAAACCAACAGCCTCAATTACGGATTTTGGATCAAAACCTACTTGAATCAACTTAGATGCAATGTCAGCGCGTAGGTTTAAGCCAACATCTTTTGCGTCTGCTGCATCAATATTCTGCAATGGAACTCGGTATTGATCGCCAGGTTCTCCAAGAGGCGCAAGATCTTCTACATAACGGACATCGTTAAGGCTTAAGAAACCTTCGCGTAGACCTTTTGTGTAAGCATCGTAGCGTTCTAGTGTTGTTCCACGTAGTAACGCATCTAGATTAAATTTCATAAATCCATCAGACTCAGGAAGCAACGGTGAAAGTGCTTGTTCTAGTCTTTCAAGCAAAGGGCGCAATGAATGCTGAACAAATGACAAGTTCTGAGCTTCAACAGATGCAAATGACATCGCGCCGGCAACGGGGTGACCAAGTAAAGATACAGGTACACGGAATAGTCTAGCAATTTCTTCTACACCAAATCGACGTACTTCTAGAAGTTGTGCATCAGCAGCATTAAGAGTAAGTGGCTTAAATGTTGCGCCGCTAGTTAAAATACCTAGCTTTCCAGCACGATAAGGTCCTGTGTGTGACATATTCCAGTTTCGTGCAATGTCAGCAGCTTGTTCTTCGGTCATTTCACCTGGAGATTCAATAACTCCACCAGGATTTGCTGCATTTCCAAAGTAACTTGCTGCATAAACTTCTGCGGCCATAGCAGATCCTAAAGTAATGCGAGCTGCTGCAATTGGACCAAGTCCAAGTAATTGACCGGGTAGTCTAAACATAGGAATGTGTAAAATTTCATTCTTTGTTAGAACCATTGTTTTAACTGATAGTGGATCAAAAGGTTGTGCATTGTCGTAGAACTGATTTACTGGATCTTGTGCGTTTTGACCAATAGTAACTATGTACTCAATTTCACCCATTGGATCAGGACGACGAATACGAACTTGAAGTGGGTTTATGCAGTAAAGCTCTTGAACGTCGCCCATATCGTCACGTACGGTTAAAATAAATGCATTGCCATGAAGGTTTAGCGATGAGATTACTTGCTCATAAAACTCTAAACGAGTTGAATCAGGATTTGGTTTGTTGATCCATGCCGGCAATTCACCATAAACAGTTGCATAATTTATTCTTGAACGTCCACGACGAACATAAGCAGATAGTGGAAGAGAACTAATAGTGTCACCTAATAGTCGTACGCAAGCGTAAACAGTTGACATGCGAATTGCAGTATCAGAGTTTACATCTACTCCTGCTGGAGTTGCGTACAAAGCACGACCAGGCAAAAATGGTTCTAAGAACTGATTATTAGTTCTTTTTTCTCCTGTTTTTCGCAGTCTATTTGATAAGCTCATTTAGTAGCCTTTTCTGTCTTAAGTTGATGTTCATTGTTGCATTTTACCCAAACCATACCAACATCGGAGGTAGGTCGTAGCATTGAAACTTTCCAGCCGTCTGTTTCCCAGTAGTGCGCATTTGCGGTGCGCCAACCAATGAAATCAAAGTTGGAAAGATTAAACCACTCGCTTGGTGGTTGCAAGTGATGCTCGATAAACTGAGGTCCTACTTCTGTGTAACCTAAACTAGCAAGATACTCTAACTGCTTTTGATGTTCATTCATAGTAGCTAAAGTCCATTCAAAAGTCACAACACCATAAGATCTAGTCATTCCTTTTAAAACGTTCCATTCAGCGCCTTCAACATCTATTTTTATAAGATCAGGATGTCCATACTTATATGCAAGGTAATCAATTGTAATTGTACTTGCATAAGTTGTTCTGTAAAATTTTCCGTTATAAGGCATTTCATCTGAAGTTAGCCAGTTTTTGTTTAGAGTACTTAAGCCGTCTTCTTCTGCTTCGTAAAACTCAACTAACTCATCATTTGTATTAGATACTGCATACCTTAGCGGTATAACACTAGAGTTGTAGACAAAGTTCTTAACAAGTTGGCCAAAAATGCGGGAAGGTTCAATTGCAATAACTTTATAACCTTGTTTAAGACCTGCAATCACGGCATCGCCACGATTGGCGCCGATATCAAATAGAATCAAGATTTAACTCAATTGCTTTTTTATAGTGCGGTAATAAATCTTTGCGTTTAAGCAAAGATTGAAACAGTTCTTTTGACTCTTCAGCACGGCCAATCCACCAACCACTTACAGCTTTTTCAAACTGGAGCCGGTAGTCTTTAGGATCTAGTCCAAGACCAATTGCTGCAAAAGTATAACACTCTTGCCAGTTCTTTTGTCTTTCATGGAATTCGGACAAAAGAAAATATGCTTCTGCCTTGTGAGGTTGATAAGCTACAGCTTGCAAAAGTGAATTTGACACAGTGGCAAGTCTGTCATTTTGATCGTTAAAGCAGGAGGCAAGTCTTAACAGCGAAAGGTAAACTAGATCTTGGTGTGATTCGTAACCATACTCTGCTGTTCGCAAGTAAAATGAAACAGCACTTGCAGTTTGTCCAAGTTTTTCATACTCAGTTGCTGCTTGAAAGTTAAGTTCTGGGTTAAATGGATCACGCGATATGCTGACTATGAGAGACTCAATTAGCATCGAGTGCCTCAACAATCATGTCTTCAACTACAGCTTTTGGTGTCCGCAGTATAAAGGCCGCGTTGTCCTGAAAGCCAAACGAAATGAGCAGGTCGCCCTCAAAGACTGCAGCGCCAGCACAAAACTCAATGTTTCCATTTAAGAAACTAAACGGTTGACCAAGACCCACAAGATTAAGTTGATTGTCCCATACGCATAAGCGGTGGCGGTACAGACCGTCTTTTTGTTCTAGATAGTTCTTAAACAAGTCAACTTCGTGCGTAACGCTAATGTAGACGTTGCCCCACTTAATAACTTGTGAGCCACCTCTTTGATCTTTGTTTGGCTTTATACCTTGTTTGACCGCAAGTTGAATACACTTATTGCCTTGCAATTCAACGACTTCAACTGGACTAGTCCATTTAATAAACTGATTTGGTCTTTCTACAACTGGCATCCAGTTTTTTTCACAATATGACTCATTTGGATCTGGAGCTGGAATGCGCGTGCGCTTGACCTCTTTGGCACTCCACTTGGATTTGTCAAGCTTGATGATTGACTTCTCCATGCGGCCGACGCCGTTTGTGGTCGTGTCTCTGCGAACTCCGATGATGGAGTATTCTCCGTCCCACTGCACTAGTCTAGCGTCCTCAAGTCCCACGAACTCCCAAATCGGAGTGTGCAACTCGAGCATCTCAACTCTTGCGTGGTCTGTTATTTCAAGGTCTGAGTTCAACCTGCAAACGTAATTCTCTGTGACCAGTCGCTGGTCTTTTTCTGGGTGCAGGTACCCAAGTGGGCCCCACCGAGACGGGAATCGCTGAGTGCTCTCTGCGTGATAAAGCGTGTAGTTCACATGGCGCAGATTGACGAGTATGTCGCCATCGTTATCTATAAAAACTGACGGATTCATTAAACCAGTTCCAGAGGTAAGACCTTCTGAAATAACTAGTGGTGCTAATTTACCACCAAACTTTACTGCTTTTTTAACTAGATTCATTAGTCCCCCGACTTTTTTATTTTATTATAGTTCAACCCAGGAAAGACTTGCTTCATTCCAAGTGTATAATTTGCCATCAGTAGGCATTACAGTTGGTGCTTGCCAAATATAAGTTTCTGAGTTTAAAGTCCAAGAAGAATATGGCTGTGGTGCAGCAAATCCTGTACCATCCCATGTATATCCAACGCCTGCATAGTTTTTGTTTAATGGTGTTCCACCTAAAGAATGAACTCCGCCGTGTGTATTATAAGAAGTCTTGATCCAAGTGCCTGTGTATCGATCAGGATTGGCATAAAGAAACTCATCTTCAACTACATTAACCTGTGTGACTACACCATCTTCTACTTTTGCCCAATGTGACATTTATTTATCCTTATCTTCGCCGTAAAGCGTTACTGTGTTTACTAACTTAACATCACGCTTGGTAACAATTCCGCCTTTTTCATCTAATTGAGACTTAGCTGTTTCCTCATTGTCTGCAATAACATGAACCAGCATACTGATCTCGTATGAAAAGCATTGTGTTGTTTTGCTTTCTTTAATCTTTGTTACATTGTTTTTCATATTGCCCCCTATTTAGATTGCGTATCGAATAATAACAATGCCAGAACCACCATTACCGGGTGTTGCATTATTTGCTAGTCCGCCTCCGCCCGAACCTGTATTAACGGTTCCAGATACCGCGCCAACAGTGTCGTAAAGTTGGCCTCTTCCTCCGCCACCAGAACCACCAGCAGGAGCAGTTCCACCACCTTCTCCTGAACCACCACCACCTCCAGCGTAATAACCAGAAACACCAGTACTAGTTGCGGATGCCCAAGTTGACCAATCATTTTTACCTGCTCCACCCGCGCCGCCCTGTCCTGCAACCGCTGACGTGCCTACTGATCCTGAACCGCCGCCGCCGCCGCCAAAATAAGTGCTACCACTACCGCGAAGGCCGCCGCCGCCATTGTTTCCATAGCCAGTTGCTCCGCCTGAGGAACCTTGATTTGCAGTGCCGCCTGATGTTGTATTTCCAGAGCTAGTTCCCATAGATCCTCCACCACCAGAACCGCCAGCAAGACCGTTAGTTCCTGTGCTTGCTATCCATGCGCCACCGCCACCACCTCCGTTTGAAGTAATGGTATCAAATACAGAGTTATTTCCATTGCCGCCATTGCCAGTAGTTCCAGGTGCAGTTCCACCACCACCAACGGTTACTGTTTTGGCACCAGTAGTTACTGATCTTCCAGTTTGATAAGAAACTCCACCAGCTCCACCGCCTCCTCCGTACAAATATGCACCAGCTCCGCCGCCTGCAATAACAAGCACGTCACAAGTCAATGTTGATGATGCAGGTGTAAATGTTCCATCTGATAAAAATGTGTGATAAAAATAACCACCAGAAAGTACAACAGTACCGCCTGATGCTTTTGCAGCTGAAGCTAAAGTTACAAAATTGCCATCAGAAGTAAACTTATGATACGTATAGCCACCAGATGCAGTTACAATTCCACCATTGGCAGCTTGTGCTCCTGAATAGCGAGTAATCACGATTCCTGATCCTCCAGCCGCGCCAAGGTGCTTCGGAGAATAAGAATCCCAATAGCCACCGCCGCCGCCGCCGCCAGTATTGACTGTTCCTGCGATTGGAGCGGCTGATGTTCCACCACCGTTACCACCACCACCTGCACCACCCGCACCGCCGTTAGCACTTCCGCTTGCTCCACCGCCGCCACCACCACCACCTGCATAATATCCACTTACACCTGATGATGTTGCACTTGCCCAGGTTGAATATGTATTTGTACCATTACCAGCAGCACCGCCGTTATAGCTACCGCTATTAGTAGATCCAGCGGCGTCCGCACCACCGCCGCCTCCGCCGTTTTGGTACGGTGTACCGTACCCAGCCGCGCCATTATTGCCTTGCCCTGAAGTTCCAGTTCCAAAATTGCCACTAGCACGGGAACCACCGCCACCTGAACCGCCGTTTAATCCGACCGTTAAGTATGAATCTCCTTGGCCAGCTCCACCACCAACGGCAGCAGTTAAAGACAATCCAGTTCCAGTAACATTAGAGTTTGTGCCAGCAGTTCCACTTGGCCCACCGCTTGATGCTCCTGCACCGCCAGGTCCTACTGTTACTGTATAGGAAGTGTTAAAAGAAAGTTTCTGTGCTGCGGTATAAACAAGCCCACCAGCACCACCGCCACCTGCAAGATTTCCACCACCGCCACCGCCGCCTGCAATAACAAGAAAGTCTGTTACAAGATTAAGGTGGCCAGAAATCTGACTAGCTACAATTCCTAAAATTGGCATTAGGCAATGTCACCAATAATAGTAAACACGTTTGCAGCTGTACAAATAACACTGCATGCTGAATACTGAGTCCTAGTTTTTGGTGCCGCACTAGTTGCTCCATTTGAAGTAATTGTTACACCAGAGCCAGCCGCAAAAGTTATCTGTCCTGTGCCAATCTGTTGAATATTGATTACATCATTTGCTGAGTAAACTGATGGTGGAACTGTAATTGTATTTGCAATTGATGCTGTAACTAATTTATTTAGATCTCCAAGAACAAGAGTATAGGTTGAACCAGATTGTGCGTTAAATCCTGCAATTCCACCGCCAGTAGTGCCAGTGATGCCTTGTATTCCTTGCGTTCCTTGAATGCCTTGAGTTCCAGTAGTGCCTTGAGATCCACTTGTGCCTTGTAAGCCTGTTGTACCTTGTATTCCTTGTGTTCCCTGTATACCTTGCGTTCCGGTAATACCTTGCGTTCCGGTAGTGCCTTGAAAACCAGTAGTGCCTTGTAAGCCTGTTGTACCTTGTATTCCTTGCGCGCCAGTTAAACCTTGAGTGCCGGTAGTGCCCTGCGCACCCGCTGTGTACGCGTACGCAAGTGAAGTCCAAGCTGTTGATCCATTGCCCATCTTAAACTTTGCTGTATCAGTTTCAAGCCCAATCTCACCAGCAGCAAGTGTTGGATTATTAGCGGTCCAGTTTGCAGCTGTATCGCGGCGATTTTGTAAGCGTGATGTCATATTTTTGTCCTTTAGCCGTAGTTAGAATGAAACCGTTGCGCCACCTGCGTCAATGGTGTAAGTCCATGTTAAGGTGGTTGAAACACCAGAATCATAAATAATGTCTGGAATTATTGGTGAAGAACCGCCATCTAAGAAGTCAACGATATAAGCATTGCCGTTTTCACCAGTTGTGCCTTGTACTCCACCAACGCCTTGAGTTCCAAAGAATCCTTGTAGTCCAGTTGTACCTTGCAAACCAAGCGTACCTTGAATGCCTTGAGTGCCTTGATTACCTGTTATACCATCAGTTCCTTGCGTACCTACTGATCCTTGGGTACCTATTAAGCCTTGAGTGCCGTTTACGCCAGTAGTACCTTGAAAACCTGTAACACCTTGTTGTCCAATAGTTCCTTGATTTCCAACAAGACCCTGGGTTCCAGTAGTTCCTTGTGCACCATTTGTACCATTAGTTCCAGAATTTCCTTGCAAACCAATTAAACCTTGTAGACCAGTTTCTCCAGTAGTTCCTTGTGCTCCAGTAGTACCTTGAAGACCTGTATTACCGGTTGTGCCAGTAATTCCTTGAACACCGATAATACCTTGAGTGCCTGTAGAACCTTGTGTTCCTAAAGTTCCTTGTGTTCCGTTAAAACCTTGTAAACCAGTAACACCTTGAGTTCCAGTGTTACCTTGCAGACCAAGAGATCCTTGTAATCCAGTCACGCCTTGTGTGCCAGTAGAACCTTGCAGTCCTGTAGTACCTTGCGCGCCAAGTGTTCCTTGATTTCCAAGAGTTCCCTGAACACCTTGAATACCGACTGCGCCGTCAAGGTTTACAGCCCAAGAGGAGTAAAGGCCAGTACCGTTGGTGCGAGTGACTGAGACGCTGAGCGCTCCAGTGCTGACGTTGTAGCTGACGACGTCGCCAATAAAATAGAGGGCAACGGTGTTTGCAACAGAAACGGTTTGACCAGTTGAGTAAGAAAGATTAGCACCTACAATTAAAGCCACAACACCAGATGCTGGAAGTGTAATAGAAGTAGTAGACGTTGTTTGGTATCTATCGCCTAAACCTTGTAGTCCTTGTATTCCTTGAATTCCTTGGGTACCAGTTAAACCTTGAGATCCAACTGTGCCTTGAATACCGACAGATCCTTGAATTCCAGTTAAACCTTGCGTGCCAGTTAAACCTTGCGCACCGGTAGTTCCCTGTAAACCGGTTGTTCCTTGTGTGCCAATAGTTCCTTGATTACCAACTGTACCTTGGCGACCTTGCAATCCTTGAGTTCCAGTAGTGCCTTGAGTTCCAGTAGTGCCTTGAGTTCCAAGAGTTCCTTGAGTACCTGTTGCTCCTTGTAAACCAGTAAGACCTTGAGTGCCTTGAATCCCAGTTAAACCTTGTAAGCCAACTACACCTTGCGTTCCTTGATTACCTTGTAAACCTTGTGTACCTTGAATGCCGGTAATTCCTTGAACACCGTTTACACCTTGTGTACCTTGCAAACCTTGAGATCCAACAAGTCCTTGTGTGCCAACAACGCCTTGAACGCCTTGCGCACCTTGTATACCTTGTATTCCTTGAGAACCTGTTATGCCTTGAGCACCTGAAGGACCTTGAGTACCAGCATCAGCAATAGTTACTGTGTTAATATCTTTAACAATAGTGACTTGATTATCAGACACGCGTCACCTCTGGAGCAACGGTTAATTGCCCTTGCATCATACGGTCCTTAAAAGTTCCTGATGTAAGTTCAACATCGTATACATAAAAACCTTCTGATAAAGAAAGTGTTTGTGTAGCTGACATTGTAATGACAATAACTCCCGTTAACGGCGTAATTACAATTCCGCCACTTGGACTGGTCAATGTTAGATCTGCATCTGTAGAACTATATTGCTGACGGACTTGCATTGCTGCTGTATAACCAGTTAAGTTAATTGGCGCACCATTTGAATCTTTATATGTGACCGTAACGCTCCACGTAGCACCTTGATCTATGGTTGCGTTATAAATTCCAGCTGTCATCAGTTAGCCTTTTCTGTAGCCCAAATAAGAAATCCACCCACCGTAATAAAAGAAAGTGGAACAGAGAACATAGCGACCCCAATTGCGACAAGAATTACTCCTGCCAATTCTGTTAATAAAGCAAAGTCAAGTTTTTTCATGATGCTCCTCATACTTGTATTGAGAAATACCTGGCAACAGGTTCTTTGGGTTCGGGTGGTTGTGTTGCTCGGTCATAACCAAAGATCGAAGCAACCGCAGCATCTACTTTTCTTCGAGAAGAAGCTTTAGCAACCATGACACCACGTGATGATTGCTTTGTCACACAGTTAGCTACATGTCTTGCAAGACGTTCATCACCATCGTGTGTAAATGATTGATTTACTACTGCTTCATAAAACTTTTGTGTTGCGGGAACCATACGTTCTGCTGAGTTTGGATATGAAACACATGGCAAACCATCTTCATCTAAAACCATAAAAGTTCTATTCCATCGTGCAGGATCAAAAACGATCTCTTTTACGTTAAATCTGCCATCTCTACAGGCATCAATAATAGTCTTTTCAACCTCTGCAACAGGCACGTGCCAAGACTGATCAGCATCAATCGGTCTTTCCCATAGTCCTACAACCATTAAATGTGGTTTTTCAGAACCAATAAGCCACGCAACTAGAGCTGTAGAGTCATTAGAGAAAGCTCCATCAAATGCAAGAATTACATTTTCGCCTTGCATTGGCACTCTGTCTTTGTCAATCAACGCGTCCCAGCTTCCGGTAGGAAGCCATGCGGTAGATGTTGAAACAAAGCAGTTAGTTCGCTTAGTTCGAAATTCTGCTTCTGGTGTTCTAAGTACAGAAGACTCAAAATCTTCAGAGTCAACAATGTCGTTAAAACCTGGATTTGATTCTTCCCACATAAATCGTTCTCGATGATCCGCTTCTACATTTTTGGGTTCCCACCAAGCAAAGAAGAATGACGGATCTTCTAATTCTTTTTTAACTAGCTGCTGACCGTACTGATAAAGTGAATAACACAAAGAATCTTGACCATCAGTCTGCGTTTTTACACCAGCAGTAGTAATACCAAACAGTAAAGAATCGGCTCTTGCGCCTCCGGCAAGAGACATTACATCCCAAAGTTCGCGATTTGGCTGCGCGTGGACTTCATCGAAGATCACAAGAGGTGACGGATTGAGACCTTCTTTTGTGTAAGCCTCTGCCGAGAGGACTTTATAGACAGAACCTGTATCTTTATATTCAATTGCATCACGGTAAAGAGTAAACATTTTAGATAGTTCTTCGTCTAATTCAACCATTCGCTTAGCAGTACCAAACACAATTCGTGCTTGATCTCGATCCGCTGCGCATGAATAGATCTCAGAACCTTGTCCGCCTAGCGTTAAACCTGCTAGACCGACCGAAGCACCAAGAGCAGACTTACCATTTTTACGTGCCATGCCAATCAAGGCAATGCGATGTTTAAATCTACCGTTTTCTTTTCTTGCTAAAGCGTGATTAAGAAGATTCTCTTGCCAACTGCGAAAACGAATTAACTCTCCAGCTTGACCACCTAATGAGTCTTTGGTAACGCGACAAACTGTTTCAGCAAACTGTTTAAAGACAGGACCGTCGCCTCGTTGTTGATCCTCTTCAGATACAGGTGTAAGCCACTTGGGCGGCCACGAATTACTTGGCTCGTTTGGTAGCAATAAGTTGTTCGAGAGCTGTGACACGCTTAACCTCCGCTACGCCTAATTGCGAGCGAGATGTAGGTGTAAATCCTAATGAAGCCAAAGCTTCATGAAAAGACTTACTTAGTGCAACCACAAGCCGCCCGTCTTGTGAGTCATGCGTCGTATTGTAAACTGTTCTCGCTAAATTAAGATCATCTGCAACTCTGCAAGCGTGATGAACTTGTGTTAAATCACTTACGGGAGAAAGCCAGGTAATAGCTCGATCCCATGCTTTTCCCCAAAGCTCTCTACCTTCTAAACCTAGATCCATAGGAGGAGTCGGAATACCATCGGCCATCGGCAATACTGTGATCTTCTGAACATCAGGAAGTTTGCGACCTCCTGAATCCGTTGTAGGAGTTCGACCCGTTTTGCGCTTTTGTTCGATGGGTTTGCGTGGACGACCCGCCGTCATCAAATTCCTCCAGTTTTGTCAATTTCATAATTTTGATACTTTGCGCGCTATCGGGGCTGCGGGGTAACTGGGGCAGCTTGTACACGTACTTTTAGCCCGTACCATGTCTGCCCGTGGGCGTTCTATAAGATTTAGTATAACAAATCGTTATCTAGGAAGAAGAAGTTCCTTTACTGCTGTTGCATCGTCTACATAAGACTTGAAGATTGGATTGGACCGTGAGACCACCACCTGATAAAGGGATTATGTGATCCACGGTCAAATCGTTAGTTGCTTTACAAATAG